CGGACGCCAGCCCAAGCGCCAGCATTTGATCCTTGATCGCCAGTTTAATCTGCTCTTGCTGAGCCTTGATCGGCTCGATGGTGTTCTCATACTCTGCCGTCAGCTCCTGAATGCGGGCTGACATCTTGCGATACACGCGGACAAGTTTGTCCATCTGAATGGTTTCTTCGCTCACTTCGCACTCCAAGTTTGTCTAGTGTTTGACATTCTACACGATCCGTTTGACATTGCAAGCGGTGTGTTCAAGATTTGATTTCTTCGTTGAACAGGTTCACCAGCAGCGCGTGTTCACTGACTTTGCTGGTCATCGCCTTGAACATCTCGCGCTCGATGTGGCTGCTCTGAAGGTGAACAACCGTGACCTTGTCCGAGTCCTGGCCCTTACGATCGGCACGGGCGATACACTGTGTGTACATCTCGACAGACATCAGCGGCCCGTAGAAGATCACCGTGTCCGCAGCGGTCAGCGTCAACCCATGCGCCGCAGCCTGTGGCTGCATCACCAACACGCGGATGTTGTCCGTGGTCTGGAAGTCGTGAATGATGCGGCTGCGCTTGGTCGGACTAACGTCGCCCTGGATCTGCTCAGTCGGGTAGCCCTTCTTGTTTAAGTACGCCGAGATGGCATCGATGCTGGTACGGAACATGGCAAAAATCAGCACCTTGCGCTCTGTCTCTTCCAGCACTTCTTCGAGCACAGACAGCCGCGGGCTGGCGTCAAACTCAACTACTTCCTTGTCGTCCGTATACGCCGCGCCACAACTGATCTGAAGCAGCTTGCTTACCGCCACGCCTGCGTTGACCGCGCTGATCGTCTCGCCCGCAGCTTTGACCATCATCTGTTCTTTGAGCAACCGGTAGTACTTGCTCTGTTGTGGCGTCATGGGTACTTCGCGGGTGACCGTGATCACGGGCGGCAGATCCAGGCACTGTGCTTTGGTGAATCTAATCGCGGGTTGGAGCGCCTCGAAGACCTGTTCGGCAGCGTTGGGCTTGGGCGCCCACTTGAACTGCGTGATCTTGAGCATCGTCTGGTCACGCCACGCCGAGATGTACTTCGGTATGCCGTTGGGGTTGACCAGCCTGGCCAGACCATAGGCGTCCACAGGTGACTGCGAGGCAGGCGTACCCGTCATCATCCACAGGTACGTCTCGGGTTTGAGGATCGAGGCCAGCGCCTTCCAGCGATTGGTCGTCGCGTTTTTGTATGCGTTGGCTTCGTCGACAATGATCAGATCGAAGCGCCCATCACGGGTAATCTCCGGCGCAACCAGCGCTAGCCCATCATAGTTGGTGATCACGAACTCATAGTCCTGCTGAATCATCTCGATGCGACGCGAAGACTGCGCGTGATGGGCGACGATCGCGCTGCGATGCATGACTGCGTTGTTCAGATCCTGCATCCACGCCGACTGCATGATCGAGAGCGGGCACAGCACCAGCACCCGGCGCACGTAGCCGAGTGACATCAGATAGTCCGCAGCCCAGAGCGCAGACATGGTCTTGCCTGTGCCTGGGTCATTGAAGCAGAACGCCCGACGGTGCATCGTCAGGAACGCCGCGGTATCTACCTGATGCTGCATGGGCTTGTAGCGACCGGGCCATTGGTAGCGCCCGGTGATGGGCGAGGGTACGTTTTTTACCCCCAGGTTGTGTAACACCCTCGCCTCGTCGAGTCCCCAGTAGACGGCCACTTCGTGGATGCCGTCCTCATCCGCCTCTAACACCTTGTGCTTGGGGATGATCGCGTACTTGTCTGGGTTGCGCGTGCGAAATAGCAGCGCTTTGTTTTCGATGATCTGCATGTTAGCGCGCGAAGCCTATCATTTTGATGCGGTCAATCAGGGTGGGACGCAAGCGTTTCCCCCAGAGGAGGGAGTCTTGCAGGCGCTCCATGTCCCAGGAAATCCACTTGGGTTGCTGCCTACGATAGTACCCCGTACACATCTGGGACTTGTCCCAGTCTTTAACAAATTTTCCATTCACTAACATTCAAGTAGCTCCATAAAAAATAGCAACTGCGCCAATTGATATGCCGATTACATAACCAACCATAAAGGCGGCGCTCCAATCCATAAGTTTGTCAATGTTCATTCGTACACCTGTGTGTATCGGGGTAAATTGCGCAAGTGGTAGGCGTAATCAGGTTCGTTTTTGAGCGACAGTAATTTAAGACGTTCGTAAAGGCGGTCGTTCTTTGTCTTATGTTTGGGCGAGATGCCCGACAAGTCGTACAGCCAGTGAGTGCGCGTCACCCCTTCACGAATAGGTTCAGCGCGGCGCGTCAATACTCCCGCACGATAAAGAACAATCACCCGAGTCTTGACCGCCGCTAAAGAGTAGCCTGCGATCTTTATCTCTGATGCTGCTGCTTCACCATTCTTTTTTATGAAGTTAATGATTGGGTCTTCGCCATCTGCCATCAAAATAATGCCTCCGGTACGTTGGACAAGTCCAACTTGGGTTTGCGTTTCCTTTTAATCTTCTCAACTATGTGCGGGTATGGCGGGGGATGCCACACCCACCGGATCACTTTGCCTTCGTCGTCAAGGATTCCGTACTTCATGTGCAGGTCACCCGAGTTGGGCACTGTGGGTGGTAGCAGACAACTCCTGAAACACCTTCAAGTCCGCAAACCGTACACTTGTTCCAAATGGTGCTGACTTTCACAGGGGGTAAGGGTTTTGGCACTCTTGCTTGCAGCATTGCATCTGCCTCAATGTAAGCTAGTTTGGCCCTCTGCTCTGGCCGCGCTTGTCCACCGTCGAACACATCTCTTGCCATCATTCCTTGCATTGCTCTGGCCGCAAAGTAATCGCGCAGGGTCATGCCTGTAATTTTTTGGCCGTGATGGTTCACATGAGGGAATGCCGATTCATCCACCGTGATTCTCCTTGATTAACTTAACAATATCTTCGTGTGTAAACCCAAGTTCTTTCAGTTCAGCGGGGCGGTACATGACCCACTTGGGTATGAGGGAAACTTTCTCCCCCTGAGCATCAATGTGCCCTGCTATCTTCATAATCATCTTTTCTAGCGCCTCTTCTGTTAGCTCGTTATCCACCGTTCTTCTCCTTGAGTTTGGCCTCGATGGCTCGGACAAACCGCACATCTTCTTCAGACTCGCAATCCACCAAATCCTCATCCGTCAGCCCGACCCACTGCTTTTGTGCGTCGGCTTTGTATTCTTTGAAGCACTTGTCAAAGTAGTCTTCGTAGAGCGCCCGAATTTCCGGGTGCATCTTCTTGGTTGCGTCTGCTTTGCCCTGCTCGTACCCTCGTTCATAGTCAGTCATGTGTTCTTTTCCTTCAGTCTCGCCTCAAGCGCGGCTATCATGTCTATGACATACGGTCGATTTGCCATCGAGATTTCTTTAGCCTCTTCTTTAGTTAGCCCAACCCATGGTTTCTTTACATGCGCGGCGACAAGGGCGGCAAAGCGTTCAAGATATGGATCAAACCAATTTAAGTCCCACGATCCGGGAATTTCCGCCTCTTGCGCCATGCGGATGATGTCATCTCTAGTCATTTAATAGCCCCAAGCATTCCTTCCATGGCAAACCAGCGGATTTCCATTAGTTTTTTGAGCACCTCTTCTTCTTTTCCATCCGCTGCTAATGCTTGGAGTTCACGCGCAGCGTTGTACAAGTTAACGATTGCTTCTGCTGTTGCTTCGGTCATATTGGTTTGTCCTTAAATCCGCTTGAACGTAGTCGATAAAAACACTCTTTACACTTCCACCTAAAGCCTGGCCCCTTAACTACTGGGACTTTGAATTCCGCCGGCTTTACTCGGCACTGCTGACAATTTGGTGGGACGGGCGTTTGTTCATTCATCAATCCCTCGCTGGGCCGTCATGCCCTTGGTTATGATTCAAACTGGTGCTAGCCTTTGCGGCATCCCACCCAGCTACAAACGCATCGTGCATGTGCGCCTCCAGTGGGTTGTAGCTGCCTGCCGGAGTGTTCTTGCCGTGAATGATTGCCCACCAATCACGCCACGCTTGCGCGCGTTCCTTGTCCATACAATCTCCTAGTGTTTAGGGTTAAACTCACAAGACGTAACCACGCACCACGGGCAGAGCGGCGTCTGGCGTGGGTTCCATACATCGTTCTCAAACGCAGCTTCGAGGCGCGCGACCCGCTCGCGGTACGCCCACCATGCTTTGTCTGTTTCGTCACGGTTCATCGACATCGTGACCATGTCGTTCTTCACCACGAACAGCAGCGCCGACTTCACCTGCCGAATATGCGGGAAGTGAATGAACACCATGAGCGACATCAGCTTTAGCTGGTCAGTGTCCGGGTAGCGGTTGTTCCCAGTTTTATAGTCAGCAACCCACGCAGTCAGGTCGTCATCGTCCACGATCAGCAGGTCAGCGATCCCGCGTGCCCACATATTGTCCGCAGCCCATGCGCAGGGTTTGAGGTCACTGGTGACTGCCATCTGATACTCGGTGAGCTTCCTTCCAGGCTTGGTCATCAGCGCATCGAGCACAGGCTGAACAAACTCAAACTGCGCAGGCAGCGGCGTGTTATGAGCTACGTAGTGCTCAGCCGCGGTGTGCAGATCCTTGCCGTAGATCGTGGCTTGGGTGTCTGTGAACGGGTAGTTTTTGAGTACCTTGACCTCATGGTAGCGCCGCGCACAGCCCTCGAAATCTTTGAGGCTGGAGTGGCTCCACGTAACTTTCTTCTCAATCATTGCTTAGCATCCCCGTAACGTAAGTTCGTACCACCGTCAGCAGCCAAGGGTATTCCCGGCATGTAGGACGGCTCCGTTGTCATCTGCTCTATCACCCAGTCGAGTGCCTCCTGCGCCTCATCCTCGGGCGCCAGTGCGATCAATTCATCGTGCACAGTACCCACCACAGGGTAGCGCTTAGATACGCGCAGCATCCCGTCTGTCATCACGATCCGTGCCAGAGCTTGCGTGATGTTGTTGGTGATCTTGCCGGCGTAGAGCTTCGTTGCATCCTTGCCATACACCCAGTTCTTTTCTTCGTCTTGGCGCAGGTCTGGGTAGCGGATCTTCATCTTGTTGGGCAACTCGATCTCGCCCTTGCGAAAGGTCAGGCACTTGTATGTGTACTCTTTACCTTCAACCAGGCAGTCCACCATCAGCTTGGTACACAGCGCCCACAGGCCAACCACAGGGTAGGCAGTGGTACGGTACGTGTCGATGATCTTCTTGGCCGAGACCGCGTGAACCAACAGTTCTTCCTCGGTGCAGATGTGCGGGATCTCCAGCAGGCGCTCTTCGTTTTCTTTGCGCGATAGGAAGCGCTCTACATACGCCCGGTTCACCCCCAACTGCTTAGCAAACGAACGCTCGTAGCGCAGCGGCGGCGCCCCCAGGAACCCCACCATCAACTGCGATGCGAACGACGCCCACCCGAGACCATACCCGCAGTTATGCACGATGAGCGGTCCTGCGTCAGTCAGGATTGTGTAGCGATTCCTCGGCCCTGCGAAGGCGATGTCGTAGGTCTGCATTCTCTGCTTCAAGGGCAGTGATGCGCCGCTTGAGTTCTTCAAACCCTCTCGCAGATAAGCGCCGCTTGTTAGACATGTTGACGCTGCGCGTAACAAACCGAAGGTTGCCGGGTTCGTAGCCTTTGCTGTTGTCTGTCCGATCAAGCTGTAACTCGGGGACATCCCAACCATCGAGGGAGACAAGGTATCGAAGAAACTCGACACGATTTGCAATCCACGGCGCATACACCGTGATGCCGCGCCCGCCATAATCTGGATAGACCGAGCTATTTGGGTTGGTGCAGCGGACAATGATTGCGCTAATCCTGTCGAGAAGCCGGTCGCGGTGATCGCGGTCTGGACAAATGGCGTAATACCCTTGCCGTTCCCAACGTGTTTCGATGGACTTCCGTTTTGCACAACGGTCGCACCGAGTGCTGTTTCCTCGCTGAATGTTGTAGCGGTTAACGAAACCTTCCCATCCGCAAGAACAGCGCATGATGGGGTGAAAGGCTTTATCTTTGTGTTCCCACCCCATGCAGGTGAGTTCGCCAATGACAGCGCCGACTTCAAAAGGGAATGGTTTGCTAGGACCGCGCACCACTCCGCCCACCCATGTTCCGTCAGGATTTCGTGGTCCGAAGTTGCGCTGATCCCCAGCGCTGTCAGCACTTCCTTCTCGCCCTGCGGTACTACTCCCTGATGACATACCCACTCCTTTCCATCCCAGACCGTATCCGTAGCCTGTACCCTTACTATAGGCACCCACCCGCGATTCGTCAAGACCGGAGTGTCGGGACCAAAACAGCCCAACAAGGCAGACTTTGCCGACTGCCTTAATTCTGGGTTTGATTCTTTCGTCATACCTGGGATGTTGAACATCTGCGCACCGAACGCAGCGTAGGGGTCTGCGCCAGAGCGGAAAATGTCCAGCATATCCTCGTAGTCCGAGAGCCAAGCCAACACCCGCGGCTCAATCTGGGATAAGTCTCCGACTACTATTGTCTGACCTCTTGGGGCCAAGATAGCCTTGCGTAAGAATGATCCGCGCTTTAGGTTCTGCATGTTGATCGCACTGCCCTTGCTCGCCGTCCAGCGCCCCGTTGATGCCCCGTAGTAGCTGAGCGGTACAGGCAGAGCGCCGCGTTTACTGATGTCTAGGAAGCGCTGCGCACGCGTGCGCTCAGTGGTTGATTTAACCTTTAGCCTAGCCTCGCACAGCAACACAGCCTCGGCGTTGTCTCCGTTCATGATCGCCTGGAACATGGCGTCGTTCTTGGCCAAAGCGAGCGTCTCTTCACCCGTGGTCTTGCTGATTTTCTTAGGCGCCGGTACGCCAACAGCTTCGAGGAGCGATGCGAACTTGGGGTTCGATGCCAGATCAGCGTCAGTGATTCCCAGGTTTGTGAGCAAGGCTTCGCGCTGCTCACGTTCTTCCTCGATAGCCTTGGTCAGCATGATGCCGTCCAGAATCAAGCGCGGCTGCGTGTACATGCGCAGCGTCATATCAATTAAGCGCAGCTCTTTCGAGGGGTAGCCTTGCGAAAGCCTAAAGAAGATCTCCTCGCACAGCATTACGTCGTGCGCGCAGTACTCGGCCAACTCCGCTTCGATCTCAGGCGTAAGCTCTTCCAGCCCGTCTGTATTGTGTACGGCGTTACCCTTGGGCGGCAGGTTGAACTCCTGGGCTAGCGTTGCGAGCGAGTTTCCTGCTTCGATTCCGCGCAAGGCGCGAGCCATGCTGAGCGTGTCAAGGATAAAACACGGGTGACAGTCGTACTTCCACTCAAGGATGGAGACATCGAATTGCGCGTTGTGCGCGAGGATGGCTGTTTCTGACCAATCGAATTGCGTGAGTGCGTCGTGTAAGTCGTCGCCGTTGTGCCAGCGTGGGGGCAGTTCTGATCCGAATTCATGCAGGCAAGCACCGAAAGCTTTGAAGCGGGGGTCGCGAATATACTCCTCAGTGGTCATCTTGGATAGCGTGTAGTCTGCTTTAGACCAGCGCGTCTCGAAGTCGATAGTGACTATGTGTTTATAGGGTGCGGCCATATGGCATCAGTTCCATTTCTCTTTAGGTGGGGCGTCTTGCATAGCGGCTGCTACTGCGTGCGCTACTAGGTCGTTGGCGTGCTGCACCATGCTGTAGATATCGTCTGAACCTGCGTTAAAGGACAGGACCGTCATGTGCGTAGCGTCGTCATGCGTGTAAAGAAACAACCCATGCCCTTTGGCGTTGTCCCCGTTGCATGCAGCCAGCGCATTAAACAACATCGTCATCTGTTTGATCTTGGTTATCTTCAGGCTTTCTTCATCGTCCATTCCATCAACTCCTGTAGTACATGTAGGTTGTCTTCGTTCACTACCAGGGCGTAGCCGCCCGCGTCGAATATGCGCTGTATGTGGTGCTCTTGCAGCGCCGTAGGTTTGTTGCTCCCCGCCTTGGCCTCGATGCCAATGAAGCGTCCGTTACAGCAAACAAGGAAATCCGGCACGCCTGAGTTGCCGTAGCCCGTGCCGATCGGCATGGCGTAGTAGGCGCTGAATTCATCAAGGATGGCGCGGATTTTCTTCTTTACTGCGACTTCGGGTTTGGCTGCCATATTGCGGTTGGTTTGCGGGGTTGTGTGGGTGAGGGGGGAATGTATATTCCGCGCCCCCTCAGTTCGCGGTGTGGAGCGGAGGTAGGGTAACAATCACCAGAGCCGGGAAACCCTACCCCCAAGCAGGACGCACAAGATATACAAGCCACGTGCGAGCACCACCGAAAGAATGCAGTCCCGGCTCAGGTTTTCTTAGCTAGAGGCACCCCCACTGCGCGGCCATAGCGTCAGCTATGCCTTGGTAGGTTTTGGAACGCAGCTTCCAACGCTCGGGTCCGGGCGACAAGTAATGCAAGCGCTGCCGTTCGTTATCAGGGAGTTGCAACATCTCTTCCTTTACGTTGTTAGTGGGTTGAAGCAACGGCAGGTTCTTTAGCCAGAGACACGTGGCCTTCTGCTCCATGTGTCCGAACATCCATGGCTGAACAACTTGAGATTGCTTGATACCGCCAATTCGTTCCTTGGCGTACTTGTGCATGATCGGGTTCTCAATTGCGATCCGCTTGATCGGCGCATCCAGCAGCAACCGAAAGAACGCAGCGCCTTCGTCGAGCAGTGCCCACCGCGCAGGATCTTTGTGCAGCCAGCTTACGCCAGAGTTAGTTAAGTACGTGCAGGGCGGGTGCCCAATCAACAGATCCCACCCGTCATCGAGCAGATACTTAACATCACCTTGGTAGTGCGGCCCAGGCGTATCGGTGTCGAGCAAGTCGCAGGACATGGCGTCATGTCCTGCTTTAATGAAAGCGTCCCGCACCGTGCCGCTATACTCGCAAGCCACAAGAACCTTCACTTGGCCGGCGCCTTGTCTTCTAAGCGCTCAATCTCACGGTCCAGATAGAACTGAGCTTTGCGCAGATCCTGCAACACGTTGCCCTTGTGGTGGGCGCGAGCTATGTACTTGCCCACCTGCCACAGCAGCGGGTTCGTAGGGAACCAGTCCTGGAGAACGTCTATCACTTCAAAATAGCCGAACGTATAGTGCTTCGGATGATTGACCGGGTCTGACTCCGGTTTGGTGGGCGTTGGTTCTACCATCGTGGCTGTCTTGAGGCTTGCGCCTGTGTGTGCGTAGATCATTTTTGGGTCGCTCATGCGAACATCTCATTAAGTTTACGGCGCAGGATCGCGGCTGTCTGTGCGCCCAGCGATGCGATGATGTCGTCTGCAAACTGTTCTGGCGTCAGTTTATTTTGCGGTTGGGTAACAGCCTCGGGAAGCGTAGGGGGTGCGTCGATTGGGTAGGTGGTCTTTGGTTTGGGCGTTGGTTTGTTCTTGGGCTTTGGTCCGCGCTTGAGCTTGGGTTTGTACTTTGGTGGTGCGTTGCGTGTGGCTATGGCTGTGAGCAGGCGGATTGGTGCGTACTCAGGTTGGAGTGAATAGAGCGTCTTGTCCTTGTCTTGGTGGATAAGCCCCGCCTTGATCATCTGGTATACGTACGTTGACGTTGTGGACAGCCCCACGTTTTGCTCTGCAAGCGCAACCGAAACCTCCTTTATGTTCTTACCTGGGTTGGCCAGGATGTAGTCGAACACCAGCTTTGCTTTGGGCGGCTTGGTCTGGATGGGCGTTGGCTCGGGTGTGGCTTCGGTTGGCATGGTGGTGTGTTCTGGTTCTGGCTGAACGTGTTGTGCGGCCTGCGCGGTTTGGATGGGCGTAGGTGTGGGCGCAGGGGGTGCGGTTGTGGTGTTCCAGTCTTTGAGTGCGCTGCGGAGCGCTTCTTTAAGCGTTGCCATGGTGATGTTGATCCTTTACTTGGGTGTTGCTGCTTTAATGATGCCGGCGGCTAGCATGGCCTTCTTCCAGTACTTAGCCTTGCGTGGGTGGTTCTTCTGAGCGTAGTGCAGGCTCTTGGTGGTGCTGCCTCCTGTGTCGTAATCGTAGTGTGGATTGGTGCTTACCCACTCGAATGTGCTGCCGCGTGCTGGGTATGCTGACGGGTGGATGAAGCCGTGCAATTTGAGCGTTACCACTAAATCACGGAACCCGATGGGCGTGTCTTGCCAGTCGATACCACCTTTTGAGTAGTGCTCTGGCTCTTCGTCGTACGGGTACTTGCTGGGCGCGTGGTAGACCGTCTCGTAGGTCTGCGTGATTAGTATCATGGTGGTGGTTTGGTTGATTGAGACTGTATCTTAGTTTGACTTCTGAGAAGTTGTCAAGCGTTTGACTAGAGGAAGATTGGAGTTCTTGGCGGCTTCGTGATGGATGGCACGATCTGCGTCCACAGTTTGGCGGTGTTTGCGCGTTTAGGTTCTGGCCACTTGATGGGGTCTTCGCCGGGTTTGAGGCGTTCGCCCAGGGTTTTTCTGGTTTTTAGGTCGTCGATCACACCATGCAGCAGATCAATGGCCGCGTCGCAGAAGATGATCGTGTTCGGGTCGTCGTTGTCTTGGGCGTACTTGCGCTGGCGTTTGATCATGCGCATCTCGTGTCTAACATAAGACACCCATGCATCCCAGTCTTGTGTACGTGGGCGCTCCCATCGCCTCTTCGAGGCTTCACTGCATAACCGAGACTTGCGTTTGACTTTCTGTTCGGTCAGTCGTTGGGCGTACCCTAGGCTGATGTCTCCTGTCTCGACCAGGTTGTTTAGCTCTGGAATGGTCAGCTTTGACAGTTTGCGTTCGGCTGGGTGCCGACAGTCTTTGCAGTAGTGGCTGCGGAACGACACTGGATGATCACCCGAGTACCCCCGCGCTATCGCCTGATTACGGGAAATAAGGTAGCGAAACAGGTGCGGGGGGAGGATTCGGTTGCATTTTGGGCAATGAACAGCGTGTTTTAGGGGGGGATTTGTCACAGTTTGTCCGGCTCCGATCGAATTTGGCCAGTGTAGCATCGAGCATGGACGCTGGCAAGCCCTTATTTGGCGCGGGCTGGCGGGGCGAAGGCCGGTACTTACCCACGAAAATTGCGCGGATGAAAGCCGGGAAGAAGAAAAAGGAAAGGAAGCGTCCAAGAGTCCTTGTATATGTATATATATGGGATATAGATATAGATATATATATATAGGTGCGCGCCGGACTTTTACTCTTGGCGCTAGGATTGGCGCGGGTTACAGACCGTCCGGAGGGGAGGACAAACTGTGCAAAATTTAGACTGTTGTAAAAAAACAACACTTTGTCTAATGTTTGACTTCTTAACGCGCCTGCATCCCCGACGGGCACCCTCACCGGCAATAGTTGCCGGTCACTTAACGCGCCTGCATCCCCGACGGTCGGCCTAGTGGCAACGCGCCTGCATCCCCCGCGGTCGCCCCTGCCAGGGGCCAGAACGGCAGGCACAAAAAAAGCCCCCGAAGGGGCGAGGGGGGAGCGGCCCCCGCAGGGGCCGGCGGCTACAGGTAGCCGAGGTGCAGGCCGTGCTCGTCACGGACTTCGATCAGGTAGGCGATGCGGGCGCAGGGCGCGCGCACTACCCGATAACTCCACTCGGGGTCGTCGCGTTGCAGTTTGGCGGCGAGCGTAGCGGCCTGCGCATGGGTAGGATGAAGCTTCAAGTTATACCCCCGTGAAGTAGCGGGACTGCGTCCCGTGGACGATGATGGCGGGCGATGCGCGCCGATTGTTTCCCCCTGCGCCATCGCATGCGCCACAGTCGACGCACTGCATGCGTTTACCGGCTTCGTCCGATGCGGGACAGGCGAATTCGCCCGCCGCCAATGCGTCCGTTTCCAGTCTGATCCGGAAGGTTCTCCACCCACTAGCGCGGGCGGCTAATAACTCTTCGGGGTTATCAACTGATGCCATACATAAGCCGGCGATATCCTGCGCGAAGTCTGCGCGCCACTGGTGCGAGTACCCCGTGTGGCCTGCGGCGAGGGCGAGAATTGAACGCCATACGCGAGCCCGGATAATTCCAGGGTCCCCATACGCGCCCAAACGGACCATACGGCCCGCAATAATGCGGCGCAATTGCGCAGGCGATACCCGAGGGTATATGCCGGCTTTCAGGCCCCTATAAACGCTGCCAATGCCGAAGTGGGTCACGTAACACGTACGCTTGCCCGTTACCGGATCGCGACGGTGCCGACAGTCTCCGCAAATTGAACGGTCCGCACCGGTCGCGATTGCTTCGGACGGGTGAACGTCGGATCGGAGAATGTAGGTCTGGACCATATCGCCAGTCTTTCCATTGTCACTATGGACTATTGCGACTCCGACGACAGGGGCGCCATCAATAGGCGATCTACCCTCATAAAACACGTAGCCCGTGGGTTCTTTCATCTTTCAATCTCCGGTTAAATGCCAACAGCGGCACAGCACAGCGCCGGCCATCCGGCGCTGTGCTGTGCCGGCCCACTAGGGCCGGCGGGTGGTTACTTCAGCGCGGCCCTTAATTCGGCTTTGACCCGTTTGGCTACGGGTCCACGCCCTGATCCTGCATTGCTCAGGAAGTACAGGACAATTCCGCGGGCGTCGTCGTGGCCGAACCGATCATGGATCGAGTGCATACCGGCCATGGCGTT